ACACCATTATCGTCAGAATCAGCAAATGTAACTACTATCTTTTTGTTGTCAATATATCCATCTTGACCTGCATATTCCGAAACAACTTCCCAAGGATAGTCTACAGTAAAAGGAAATCCTGCAACGCTGGCTGGATTAGAATTGATGTTTAAAACATTAATAATATCTTTGATTACTGAGTCGTTACGGCTGTCATAGATTTTACGTGTGCTATCAAAAAAGAATCTAACCTGTGTATCACTTTCAAAAACATATCGCTGTTCTCTACTAGTCACTGTATAGTATTCGTTATTAGTAGTAAACAATAACAGCCAGCTGGCATCTTGTTGTTTGCTGGTAACATCGCCCTGTTTTGCTATGCTAAAGTTAGAAACTAAGTCTAAATTTGATTCAAATATAATTTTCCATACCTGCGTAGTAGCATCGTAACGAAGTCCAAACGGTTTATTTGAATCGATCAAATCAATCATAGTCGTTATTGTCGCTGAGTCAATAACCGTTCTCCACTTTGGAACAATCTGCGTGATAATAGGTTTACTTGTTGCGGTTGACGGTATCGGACGATTTAAACTTACTGGCCCGAACCCGGTAGATAATAACCCGGTACCTGCGGCAGTGCCGTCATCTGATACTGACACTACTTCTGCCCAGATAGTTTTTATATATCCGGCAGTAGTTGTTGCAGAAGTTTGAACAAGTGTGTTTTCTCTATTAGTGTCAAAGTAATAACCGGTCGGTGCTGTAAATTGTACCAACGCTCCTGCTTTTAAATATTTTAAATCTGTGCTAGTATATGATCCGACTTTGTATATCGTTCCGTCATTTACATCACCTATATAACCAGACGATGCATTAGCATCTGTTGTTACGTTATTCCATACAATGTTCAAACTGGCTGTGATAAAATTAATAAATTTAGAATAATAAAAATTTCGCAGATTTGCTCTTTTAAGAATATCAAAAATGTCGTTGTAAATAACAACTTCAATATCAGTTTTGCTTTGATAACTGAATCTATATTGACTTGTATATTCCTCTGTGTACAGTACTCCGTCATTGGCAAATAAATTTGTTGAGCTGTATTTGCCTGTTGGATCTGCTAGGTCAAAATAACGACTGATGCCGGAACTTGTTCTATTAACTGCTTTTACTTTTGCAACTTGAGTGCTTACTGATAAAGGACTAATATTATAATCTTCACCTGTAATCATTCGATTTTGTGTATAATAAGTTTGCGGAGCATTGGCCTTAATACTATCATTTGATTCTGTAGTAACAGCATTATTAACTGTATAACTTAACGATAATGTAATTGTTAAAGTTTGTAATTGATTCTGTGCAGAATAATACGGTACATCTATTGATACGTTTCTAATATCTCTCGGGTTGATTGTATATTGCAAGCCATTGCTTACTCTATAGTAAGTTCTAAATGTGCCTAAAGGTAACTCTCCAAATACACCGTCGCTAAATTGCAAACTAAATCTGTCGCCGGCTCGTGTTATCACACTGTAAATATTTCTAATATTTTTTTGAATGCTGTTATAAATTATGTTATTGCCTTCAAAATTACTAACAGGAGTCCATAAATCAGTTTCAGCATTATTGCCGTCTAAGCGATATAGCCATATATCTGAATTGTTAACTCCCGGGCTATCAATGTCAACTGATTGGTTACTACTTGGTTGTGCTACTGTGAATAATCCAGTGTTAAGTGTACCTTGTACAAAGTTTAAAAAGAAACCGCTTGATGTGCTGCCTAATCCTTTACCGTCATCTCTATATATACAAGCAAGATGATTACCGATACGAGGAGCTTCCTCGTAAATATAATTTTGTTCACTGAAAGTAGTACTGGTAATTTCAAATGCCATTGTTCTACCGTCAACAGTTTTGTTGAATTCGTATACAGGCACATTTGTATTTGCTCCCTGGATTCGATATTGTTCTGTTGGTATTCCGTATATGCTGGCTTTGCTTGCAGGGTTTCCAAATTGTTGTGTTGCAGGAAACGATGCGTTCATTATTTTAATAAACTGATCGTACCAATTTGCATTTGCTGAATCGTTCCAGTTGATTGTTTGCCCTGCTAAGTTTCTTCCGTTGCTGTCAATTACATTTTCTGTAGTTGCTACCGAAGCAAACTTTAATAAACCTCTAGAAGCAATATTTCTTTTGGCATTGTAACTAATTAAACGTGCTAGGCGTAGAACACTTTCACGGCGTTCTGCTAGTTCTAAGAAGTTTTCACGAGCATTTAAGTCAACGCGGAAAGCTATGCTTTGGCCTAGGAAGGCAATAAGATCAATTAGGGCAAGGTATTCGCTAGATTCAATATAATCGTTAAAATCTTCAGGATAGTTAGTACGGATATAATCAATCATCGTGCGACGTAGATTCTCAAAGTCGTAACTTTGGAAGTCTGCGTTACGGAAACTTTGATATATCTTTTTCCAGTCTTGTGCGACTAATAGTCTATTTTGTCTAGTTGTTACACTCATGATGTATCCTAATATTGATATTTATCGATTAAAATTATGTACGTATATTATGCCATTAACAAGCCGTTAGCTTGATCAAATCTTAATTGCAGTTGTTGCTGTATGTTATAAGGGCGGTATGACAGTGTACATTGTATCTGGATTCCGCTTTCGTAAGGTGTTACAATCACTTGATCAGTGGTTACTCGAGGATCATAATTTATAATATCACTCACGTTGCTTGTAATAAGAAATCTAGTTTCATCGGTTAGAGGTTCGTATAATAAATCCCAGATTACGCAACCAAATCCTGGATTCATTAATCTTTCTCCCTGACGAGTATAAAAATGATTTATTATGTCTTGTTTGATCAATTCAAAATCATACAATGAAAAATTTTCAGTGTCAGTATTGACTGTACTAAAACCCTTATAAGTTTTAGGCAGGGTGGCGCCGTTCAACGGAGCGGCTGGTAAAGTAATCTTGTTGTATAGCGTGGCGTTTGAGCTCATATATGTTCCTTATTCAGCCGGAGGTGGTGGGTTAAATGTATCAAATGCTGTGGAATATTTTTTCCATTTAGCTGGCATATCGCCTAGTCCTTTTACATCTTTACCGTACCGACCGTTGGCATCTCTATCTGTTAATCCTGGTTTAAAATTCGTCGGATCTAAATTTTCGTGGTATGGCCATGGTTCGTGGCTAGGAACTCTAGTCATAATAGTTTGTGCGGCTTTTTGCCCGGTTTCGTCCGGTACTGCAAATGTTTTTAATATTTCTGGTAACCCCGAACCAGGTGGTGGAGTTGTTGGAGTTGCAGGCGTTCCTGGGGCTGCGGGAGTTGCAGGAGGGCCGTTAAAATCAATTCTTCCGGCTGATGCTTTGATTCTAGCGCCGCCGAGTAGATTCATTTCAGAACCGCAAGTTGCATTCATCATCGCCGATGCAAGAATTTGTACACTGGCACCTGAGGTGATAAAACTGTTAGTTAAACTGGTAAAGCTGTTGTTAGCACCGGTGATTGCATTATTACCCGTTGTGCTAAGATCAAAATTTTGAGAAACAGTGAGTTTGTAATTTGCCAATGCTGTTATATCAATGTTGCCGCCAACCTTTTGATTGTATGATCCTATATGATTCACAGTAGTATCTTGTCTAATATCAATTTTTTGATTTCCTTCTACAACCAACAACTGATCAAAACCAACATGAGTGTGCATTTCTTCATCTGCTTTTATGTTGATATTTCTACCGGCTTGCATGTTAATATCTCTGTCGGCATAAAAATTCATATCTTGTTTTGTATGTACACTAATACTATCTTCTGCATAGATATCAATTTTACCGTCACTTGATAATTCGATCCAACTTGTTCCTCTGGCATTACCGATGTAAATTAAGTCTTCACTATTATGTAATAGAATTTGATGGCCTGTTCGTGTTCTAATACGCACAAGTTCATTGTGTGGTATATTAGGTATTCCAGTTTCATTATTTGCTACACTTGCATACTCTGGAGGACCTTCACTTGCTGTGGTTTTACGTTGGAAGACATCGTCGCCGTCATCCATGACAAATGTGGTGCCGCCGAGTCGACTTATAAAGTTATTTCCTTTGCTTTCAGCCTTTCCAGTAAGTCCCATCGGGCCTTCTTTATCTGTTGGGCCAGGAGTACTAATACCAAATACTGCACTAGGAGTTTCTCTTCTAGCACTACTGCTAGTGATACCTCTTGTGTCGTCAATTAATAACCCCTGAGTATCTAGTATTTTAGCAAACGGATGTACTGGCTTATTAATTTTTGTTGTATCAGTGATAACTTTAGGATCAGTTATTGTTGTATTAAACTCTGCTACCGGTAATCTATCGGGGTTATCAGCAAAGGTAGCGTCTGGGTCTGGAGTGTTAAAGGTGGTTGCGGCAAGTCCGGGAACACTAAAATTCATATGTTCATCAGGAACACAGCCATACCAGTATCCTCTAGCCGGGTCGCCGTTAATAAAAATTACCAGTACTGTAGTACCAACATCAGGCGGCACAAACCACATACCATAACTTTTTTGTGTATTATTATAGTTGTCGGGATCATTTTGAATAAATTCCTGACTAGTGCTACCAAAAAATGGACTAATCATTTGTACTTGCATTACCTGTACAGCACTATCAGTGTTACCGGCACCCGGTCTTTCAATAGAAACTTCTAATGCTCCCATGGTAGCAGGGTCTGCATGACTTACAACTTTTGCCAATACCGGCCAAGAAGGTACTTCGGCTGTTTCAGTTCCGGTGTTGATATCTTCGTTTGAATTTCCCATACTTATTCTTCAATTTCTCCGCGGTCTCTGGCAGCTCTAACTTGGTCAGGCGTCATCTCTGTTGTTGATCCGTCACTAGTATTAGTAACAACTGTTTTAGCAGTCGGAAACGATTTAGCATTAGGGGGTGCAGTATTATCCTGGCCTTGTCGACGATTTGCTACAAGATTTTGTATAAATTTTCCGTTTTTAAAAGTGCTAGTAATAGTTGTTAATTTGTAAAGTCCGCTAAATTGTGAAACTAGCTTAGAATTAGTAATGTCAAACATGCCAGTTGATTGATTAAGATCGGTCGGAGTATTAAAATTAATCACTATATCTACTTCTCCGTTTTGATAATTTACATTACCATCTTTTGTTACATT